GGGTGCTTTAGATTAATTCCTAATACTTATATGAAATATTACATTAAGAAATTATGGCAAAAGCGGTATCAAATCAATTAGAGAAGAAGCACATATCAAGACCAGGTGTACATTCTAAGACGAGAACTTCAAACAACAAAGCTTCTAAACATTATAAGAAAGCTTATAGGGGACAGGGTAAATAACATCAACCCATACTTTTTTCTTTATTGATATTTATATATTGAATACAATATCAATATGCTATGTCAAATGATTTCGAAATATTTCCTGGTAAAAGTTTAAGTGGACTTTTTGAGGATATCTACAATAATCAAATTAATAAGAAGAGGCACATCTCTGAAGTAATCGCTGAATTACGAAAATTAGTTCGTAATCCAAATGATATGAGATACATAGGTCCTCTTATTAAAGATTTAATTGATACATCTGTTCGTAACGATGAATCATTAATTAAACTTGCTACAATAGCTCAACGAATTATGATTGCTGGTACTAAGAGTGAGGGTGAAGCTGGGTTCTTATCTGATGCTGAACGAGAACAATTGTTATCACAAATCGATGAAGTTCAAATGGAAGTTGAACGTTTGGATGATATGCAAAATGAAATCGAAGAAGTAAAGCAAAAATTAGAAAAGTAAAATGGGAATAGGTAGTAGTAGAGACATATCCATTGGTAGTAACCAAAAAATTGATATTAGACCTAACGATAAAAGTAGTGTTGGTGTTGTTTTTAAAGTCATACTTGATATAGATGATGAACTATTGGATATAAAGGAAATACCTGAGAATGAAAAAGCCAAATACATTGGAGCCATCCAATATAGATTACAATCATCTAATGAAAAAAGTGAAAATGATTTACCAATAGCAATTCCCTATAATAGTAATTACACTGCTTTACCTCTAAAAAACGAAGTTGTACGAATTATACGAGTTGATGGTGTTGGATTGCAATATGAGAGAGTAGTAACATCAGCAACTCCAAACGTATCTGGTGATTCTAATATCATATCTAAATCAACTACAAAAGATAAAGGTCCTAATCAAACAAATGCATCCGATTATAATAAAGTTCAAAAAACAGGAGTAAGTAGGAGTACACAATCTGATAATGTGAGTACTGATACTTATGGTGAGTATTTTGAATCAGATTTAAATATACACAAATTACGTATTTTTGAGGGTGATACTTTTGTTGAAAGTAGATTTGGTCAATCAATACGATTTAGTGGGTATAATAACCCAGACCAAAAACTATACCCAACCATTACAATACGTAATGATGAAAATGGTGAATCACGTGCAACCCCAATTGGTAAAACAACAATTGAAGATATAAATAAAGATGGTAACATTATATTTTTAGGTAGTCGTAGTCATTTATTACCATATACGTTACCAACTGAAAACGAACATATATCTTTTAAAAACTACCCATCTGAATTAAAAGGAAATCAAATTGTATTAAATTCAGATAGAATTGTATTATCAGCTAAAGCAGCTGAAATGATATTAGTATCAAAGAAAGATGTTGGTATCATAACTGATAGTTTATTTTCTATTGATGCCACTGGTGGTATTGATGTTACATTGGATGGTGATACTAATTATAAAACAAACGATAGAGATATCAACTTAAATACTGGTAATGGTAAAGTTAATATTGGTGACCAAAACTTAGAATCATTGGTTAAGGGTGAAACTTTAGTTAATTTAATGACTGAATTAATATCTGCTATTGAGGTAATGACTCATATAACACCAGCTGGATTATCAGCACCTCCACTTAACGTTGCATCTTTCACAAAAGTAAAGACATCACTCAAAACTATGTTGAGTAACTTAAATAAAACATCATAAATGTCTTGGGGTCTATTCAAACTAAATGTAATAAGAAAGACTGGTGTAATTAATTCCAACACAGTTAAAACAGTAGCTAAAGTTTGGGCTGAAGAATATGATGCAGCTGTAAAGCGTGGTAAGGATTTCATAAATTTTGAATCAGTTCAAACTGGCAATAAACAATTGATGGAAGCTTTATTTACTATTGCTTTACTAAAAGGAATGGCATCTCCATCTGATAAATTTTCATTAATAAACGAATTTGGTAATGGTGTAAAAGCATATTGGGCAGGTGCTCAAATGAAACCATTCCCAATACCATTGATACCCGCACCTGGTTCAATTCAAAATTTAGTTGTAAACTCAAATGTAGTAGTAAATGTAGGCGTATGGCCACTTTATCCACCAATTAAACCTGTGAGTAAGCAAATAATAATGGTAGATTTATTTATAATAGCCGCATTAGTTCACTTATTTTCAATAGGTGGTATTATACAAACCACATCATTATACCCATCGGTACCAACACCAATACCCGCTCCTGGTATTATTCCTTGGACTGGTTACTTAGTACCACCCATAATTCCAATACCAAATATCAACTTCCCATCTGAGGATGGAACTGAACCGCCTGTAATTGAACAACCTGATGGTAGTGATGGATACACATCAAACATAGATGGTCAATCCAATGAAACTGATAATAATCAAACTGATGGTCAAACTGATGGTGTTGGTAATACTCAAACTGATTTTCTAAATGGGAATACTTCATTACAAAATGTGGTAAATGTATCATTGCCTGATATGAATGTTGATTCATTTGATGTAAAGGCTTATATAGCTAGCTTCCAACAACAACTTGAAGATGATGGTTGCTGCTGTGATTAAAAATCGAAAATACTTAATTTAAATATTTATAAGGAGAGTAATATAAAAGATAATAAAATGAATACTGATAAATTAGTAAAGGCAATTCAAATTATTGTAGAAGGTGAGATTAAATCAGTCCTACCAAAGTTGGTAAAGGAAGGTGTTAAAAAAGAGATGGCAAAGTTGTTAAAGGAAAATAAACAACTAAGAGAAGCTTTAAAACCAACCAAGCAAATAGTACCAACACAACCTACATTTATGGATGAGCCTATTATAGAATCAATACAACCAACCCAACCTCAAAGAGTGTTGAGTAAGAATCCAGTATTAAATCAAATACTAAATCAAACTCAACCACTTAGTATAAGTGAAAATACAACAAAAAGTGTGTTAGATAATATACAACAAACACCAACCTATGCTGGTGCACCAACTGAGGTATCTGAAAGGACTATGGAATTTGGTACACAAAGTACTCATACATTGGGACAACAAAGTATCGTTGATAAAATGGGATATGGTGATGTACAACCTGTTGGTAAAAAGCAAGGATTGGGTGTAACAACTGGGTTAGCTGGATTGGATAGAATTTTAAATAGAGATAACTCTGAGTTAATAAAAGCTTGGGATAAATCAAAAGGTCCTTGGAGGCCGGGTATGTAATATAAATTATGGCAGTTGAATTAGGTAGTAAGATAATAAAGGATACGCAATCATTCAATGATTATGCGATTGGTATATCTTTGCCCATTCAAATTACAAATACCGCATTTTCTCAAACTTTCCAAACATCAGAACAAGTAAAATCTAACATTAAAAATCTTCTATTAACAAAAAGAGGTGAACGAATATTACAACCTGAATTCGGAAGTGGATTGCAGGAATTATTATTTGAACCAAACGTTGATGATTTTGAGGGTAGAATTGAAGATACTATAAATGAAAGTTTAGAACAATGGTTACCATATGTAACCGCTGAGGAAATTTTAGTTGATTCATCCAATACATTAAGAGATAATAATAGAATAAATGTTTCAGTTAAATTTAGAATTGGTGATAATACTGATTTAAACGAAGTAACATTTACAGCACAGGGATAAGAATATGGCTATAACTAAAACAAATAAAAACTTTAAGAATAGAGGTAAGGATATAAAATACCTTAATAAAGATTTTGCTCAATATAGAGGAAACTTAATTGAGTTTGCTAAAACATATTTCCCAAAAACTTATTCTGATTTTAATGAATCATCCCCAGGTATGATGTTCATTGAAATGGCATCTTATATTGGTGATTCTTTATCATATTATGTTGATGATACCTTAAAGGAATCTTTAATGGTTCATGCTGAAGATATTGAAAATGTAATTGCACTTTCACAATATTTAGGATATCAACCAAAGGTAACATCACCCGCAGTAACAACACTTTCGGTTTATCAATTAGTTCCATCTATTGGTATAGCTGGTGCTAATACTTATGATGAAACTTATTTACTTACTATTAAAGAAGGTATGCAAGTTTCAAATGGAGATACTACGTTTATAACAAAAGATGTTGTTGATTTTTCGGATGATACTGATAGAGAGATAAGTATATATGAAACTGATAGTATAAGTGGTGAAACTACATTTTACTTAGTTAAGAAATATGTTCAGGCTATTTCAGCTGAAGTAGTAACTAAAGAAGTTGAATTTGGTTCATATGAATCATTTCAAACTATCGAACTTAGTGAAACTAATGTAATTGATATTTACGATGTAAGGGATGCAAATGGAAATAAATGGTATGAAGTTCCTTACTTAGGACAGGAGATGGTATTTGAGGATTACCCAAATACTGAAATAAATGACCCTGATTTATATCAATTCAAAACAACTGTACCTTATATTCTTAAAACAATAAAAACACCTCGTAGATTTGTTAAGAAGGTAAATGGGGATAGTACAACTACTATTCAATTTGGAGCGGGTGACCCAACGGCAAACGATGAACAACTGATTCCAAACTTAAAAAATGTTGGATTAGGATTACCTAATTCAATTAGTAAGCTAAATGAATCATTTGACCCAACTAACTTTCTGAAAACAAAAACATATGGAACATCACCATCAAACACAACTATGACTATTAAGTATTTAGTTGGTGGTGGTATTAGTTCTAATGTACCCAAAGGTTCACTTACTGTAATTAACTCAATTGATTTTGAAGAAGATTTACAATCATTCAATGATAATCAGCAAGCGTTGGTATCGGCAACTAAAAACTCCGTAGCAGTTGATAACGAAGTTCCTGCAACTGGTGGTAAGGGTGGTGATACTATTGATGAGATTAGAGAGAATGCATTGGCAAACTTTGGTTCTCAGAATAGAGCAGTAACTGCTAAAGATTATCAAATAAGAGTATTATCAATGCCAACCAAATATGGTTCAATTGCAAAGGCTTACGCTACGGCCGATGGTACGTTGGATAATAACTCACCATCATCGATTTTAAGTTCCCCAAAAGCTCTACAAGAGTTTACTGATATTGTAATGGGATTCGTTGATAAGCCTGATAGTGAGGAGCCGGATAGAAAATCAGTTCAACAAGAACTTCAGAAATTCTTAATAGGTAAAACTTCAAATGATAATGAAAAGAATAATCCATTTGCAATCAATCTTTATTTATTAGGATATGATAACAATGGTAAGTTAGCAAACTTAAATAATGCGGTTAAGGAAAACCTAAAAACATATTTAAACGAATATAAAGTTCTAACTGATGGTGTTAATATTTCCGATGGGTATATTATCAATATTGGAATTAACTTTGAGGTAGTAACATTAAAGAACTATAATAAAAGTGAAATTGTTACTGAATGTATTAACGAAATGAAAGATTATTTTAATATTAATAATTGGACATTTAATAATACCATAAACATTTCGGAATTAGAACTACTATTGGCAAACGTTGATGGTGTAAGTTCGGTTCCTAAATTAGAAATTGTGAATAAGTGTCATGACAATTATGCACCTAATTCATACAACATAGAAGCGGCTATTAAAGATAAGATTTTATATCCATCTTTAGACCCTTCAGTATTTGAAATTAAATTTCCAGATGTGGATATAAAAGGAAGAGCTAGATAATGTATTACTTTTTAACAGCATCAAAGGATGCATCGGTTTACTTACAACAACCTGACCAAAACACTGGTTTAGATGAGGTATTAGAAGTTAGTAAGGTATATTATGGTAACATTAAAGATGTATCAAGAGCACTCCTTAAATTTGATTTAAATGGGGTATCACAAAGTATTGTTAGTGGTGATGTTTCATTGGAAGAAGCAACTCTTATATTGAGAGAAACTGATTCTGAGGAACTACCATTGGAATTTACATTAGAGGCATATCCAATCTCACAAAGTTGGGAAATGGGAAATGGTACTCGATTTGATGATATATCAACCGCTGGTGTAACTTGGAATAATAGAGAAGGTGATACAATTCAACGTTGGTTACAAACTGCTGAATTCTCAGAAGTATCAACTGGTTCATATGCTGGATTGGGTGGTACATTCTACGATTCAGTTTACGCAACTCAAAATTTTGAATACTTAACATCTGATGTTAATATGGATGTTAAGGATATCGTTGAAGATTGGATTAGTGGTTCAATACCAAACGATGGGTTAATACTTAAACTACCATTTGCAAGTGAATCTGATTCTACGGATTATGGTATCTTAAAATTATTTAGTAAAGAAACTCATACAATACATCAACCTAAATTAAGAATAGGATGGGATGATGTAACATTTGCAACAGGTTCTCTTACCGAACTAACATCAGAAGAAATTAAAGTTGGTATTAGAAATTTTAAAAAAGAGTATAAGGTAAATACAACGCCAAAGTTGAGAGTGATAGGTAGAGATTTATATCCATTAAAATCATTTACATCTACGGCACAATATGGTATAAGTAAATTTTTACCAACATCATCATACTATCAAATCAAAGATTACCATTCGGATGATGTTATCGTTCCATTTAGTGATTTTACAAAATTAAGTTGTGATGATAGTGGTAACTATTTTAAGTTAAACTTATCTAATTGGGAAGTTGATAGAATATATAAAATAGAATTCAAAGTTGTTATTGATGGGGTTCCACAATTCTTCGATGAAGATTATACATTTGGTGTAATAGGATAAGATGAAAAAGGGTTCAGGCTTAAAGAACGATAAAAAAGTTCAAAATATATTAGTATCGGGTTCAGCTGTGTTACCACAAAAGAATTCGAAAGGTATTCGTGTTGCTAGAAAACGAAAATCATTACCAACATCACCTATGGTAAAGGGCTATCCTGATTTATCGGATATACCAAGTGATAATTATGGTAATTTAAGTGAAGCTGGTTCTATAACCTCTAATGAGGTTGATGGTGGGATTATTAGTGGTAAGTTAGTTAGAGCGAAGTATGATAATACTGAGTTGAAAAAATCAATTGATACTACTATATTTGAACTAATACCACAGAGACCTGTACAATTACCTGATACAGTATTACGCTCGGTTTACAATGTAGTAACTCAGTCTGTAAATGATTTAACAATAGAGGTACAAATATTAACAACTGAGGTATCTACCTTAAACTCCGAAATACAAGAATTACAAATTGTAAGTGAGAGTTTAAAGATATTAGCTGATAATGAAAAACTTAAAGCAAATATAGCAGCAGAACAAGCTAGGGTTGCTAATGTACAAGTTGGTGAAACTACAATAGATTTATCAAACGCAATTCAGAACTCAATTAATGAAGCAATTCAAAGAGTATCTTTAACTGCTAGAAATGAAGCATTATTGCAGGAGAATACTTCATTAAGAGAACAATTGTTTGGATTAGCAGCACAAGCGGCAGAAGGAGCCACAAGTGGTACTAATAATTTATTTACTGCAAAGGTAATTGGTGGTGAAGAAGATGCAACGGTTGATATGAAGGGAACATCATCTCATTGGGATAGACGTCCTGAAGATGATTTTGGTGTATCAATAGAAGTAAACAACGTTACCACTAATAATACAATAACAAATATTCAATTTAGTGTAACTGGTGGACCTGCGTGGTTAAAGGTAAGAGGGGGATATCCTACAACGATAGAACCTGAATCTGGAGAAACGTATGGATTAAAATTTGATAATACTGTTATTGGTACAATGGACCCTAAAAGAGTATCTGCATGGTATGGTACCAAGTGGTCTAGTAAGGCAACAAGCCATAAAAGTAGTCAATTAAAAATTGAAGTTACATTTGCCGATGGAAGTACCGATAGTGTAATATTTACAACACATCTAAGAAAAAACAGAAAAGGATAATATGGCAATTAAAACATTTAAAGAAATAATAGACGATAAAGGATATCGAATATCATCTAAAGATAGAGCTATCTTCGCAGAGGGTACGTTACAATCTTTCTTTGGATTTACCGATTCTGATATGATTGAGTTTATCTTATATGATGTTAATGATAACCAATTACCTCAAGGTGAATTTGGAGAGTTAATTCGATATATACCAATGAACTCTGAAAATATTAAAGATTATTTTCTAATCGCTGATGGTACAAAATTCCAAGCATTTCAATTTCCAACTGAGTATTTTATAGATGCAGAAAGATTAATAAACGAAGCTGGTTATGATAATGGTATTTTTAAAACACAAATTACTTTATTAAATAAAAGAGTTGGTTACGAATCACCAAATGAAAAATTGTGGATTAAAGAAATATCACCATCCAGAACTGAAGTAAAGTTATTACCTCTTCGTAATGATGTAGCTGATAAAACTGATTTACTTCAAAGATTTGGTGTAATGGTCAAAGGTAGGGACTTCAGAGAAGATATTGTACCATACATCCCTAAATTTATTGAAAGTATAACACCAACAACAATTGATTCATTTATAAAAAAGATTTATACTAAACAGTGGTATGATAAAATGATATCTGAATTTGGTATATCTGGATTTGATATTTTGATGACAAAAATTCATAGTAAGTTTAATGAGGCAATGTTTAATGAGTTTTCTAATAGGTATTCATCTATTAATAGTAATAATTATGGAAACCCCAAACGTACACCTTTATCTTTATCATTCTCAAAGAATGATGTATTTACAGTAGCACAACGAATAATAGTGGAGTGTATTGAATATTATTTACCAAAAAGAACTATTCAAACTGAAACTGAAATAGATAAGATTTTTGATGAAAGTTATGATAAGGTGGGGCAAGTATTACAACGTAGGGAAAGTGATGTTGTAATAAACGCAAAACCCGCAACTGTAAATGTTACTAAAAAGAAAAACGATACTACTGATAAACCATACATAAAAGATTATCAGTTAGATGAGGAAATAAAAAAGGTAATACCTAAAGATATAAAAATACCCAAATTTTCTGTACCAAACCCAATAACCTCAACAAAAATAAGTGTAGTGAAATCAAACCCAAAATCAATATCAATAAAACCAAAACGTGGTGGTATACGTGGGGGTGATAGATATATCATTTAACAATATTTATAGATATGGTAAAATTTGATGATTACACTTTAGGTACAAATAATTTCCTTCAAAATGAGCAGGATGATTTTCGTAATGACGGTGGCGATAGATTGAATAATGGTGGCGGAAATTCTGGTGGCGGTGGAAATTCTGGTGGTGGTGGAACTAAGACAACTATTATTGCAAACGATATACTACTTAATATTACATGTAACATTAATGGTGCTGGTGTTAAGTTTAATGGTAACTTCATTGGTTCTGTACCAAAACAACTAAGAATATCTAAAGTTGATTTATTAGAAACGGGTGACCAAATTATAGAAATAGGTAAAGATGGATATACCTCTAAAGAAAAGTATGTTGTAAGTTTAAATACTAACGGTGTAAATATACAAAAAGGACCCGAATTTGAAAGTGGGTATGGTAATCTATCACTAACTGAAATTGTAGTTAAATACTATGTTAATAATTCTGAACAACCATTATTGTTTAGAAATGTAAAAGGCTCTAGTAGAAATCTTACATTTAATTTAATAAAAAATGGAGATGAAATTGTAGATTCTTTTACTAAAAAAACATTAACTATTAGTTTATTTGGTATTGAAAATGGTAACCCAATTCTACTAAGAAAGAATGGATTTCCAACAACTGATATGTTTCCTACAATGGGAACAAATGAATACACAGATAAATCAAATACTAAATATACAATTTCATCATCTGATTTATCTTTATATAGAATAACTAAAATTACTTATAATGATGAGTTAAGCAAACAAATACCATTGGTTGCTAAAGATAATGAATCATTAACAATGGAGTTTACATTAAAAACTAATTATTCAATTAGTATAGAAGTAGAGGCTGTATCAAAGGTAGACCCACTAATTAAGCCGGTAATTGAACTATTAGATAACGCTAGTAGATTATATAACATCAATACTGAGATAGGTGTACCAATTGCATTCAAAAAGAATTCAGCAGTAGAGGCAATTACAATTATAGTAGGTGATGATATATTAGAATTTGATGATTTGGAAAAAGGTGATGTGGCTGGAGTCCTTATACCACATTATGTTTTTAATAACATAGGAAAATACAATATTGAAATATTTCCATTTTCTTTAAATGATTATGGTAAGGATGATGTGGTAACTCCAATAAAACCAATAAAACCAATAAAACCAATAAAACCAATATTTGATATAATAGAAGAAACACCAATAAAGCCAAACGTATCAAATATCGTTCAAACGAATAATATACAACAACAACCAGCTAGCTATGTAAATTATACACCAATGTTAGGTACTAATATACCAACACCAAACACAACAGATGTTGTACAAGGTGGAGGTGGACGTGATAGTTATGATAGTTAAAAAACATATAGAAAATTAATAATGGCAGTAGCGGCAATAAATACAACAACATTTGGATTCAATGATGATGGGTCTAATGGTACTGGTGGTACTGGTGGTGGCACTGGTGGTGGTACTAATTCTAAAACGTCCGTAAGTATAACTAAGCCTGTAAATAAACTTAATTTTCCAACAAAGCCTCTAAATACATCTGGGCTTAGTACATTAGTTAATCCAAATTTGGATTTACTTATAAAAGATTCACCAACCGATTCACCAGTAACGGATTTACTAAATTCAGAACCTACTACTGAAACAATAGATATATCATCACAAGCTATTAACTTAGTAATTAATGTAGTTTCTGATGTATATGTTAATACTCCTGATATTAGAGAGATAACATATCCAAAAGAAGTAAGAGGTGCTGATTTTGTAGGATATGATGTAGACTTTGATATAAGTTGGAATTCGGTTGATGCAACTGTTATTAGAATGTATGTTGGTTATTCTACTGATTATGTAGAATTAGGACCAAAGGGTAATATTACTTTAAATGTAAAAGAACTATTAGATAAATATCCATTACAAGCTCCTACATTAACAGCAAAAAAACCAACAAATAGAGAGAAGCGAAATGCCAATAACGATTATGGTGATAAGGTAAAAATTCCACTACGATTGGTTCCTATAAATTTAGCAACCAAAAAGTCCGTTCAAGGGCCGGCAGAGGAAATCGATATTCTATTTGATAAGGGTGATTTGGAAATACCTCGTTCTGTTGTTATAAACAGAATAGCAGAAGGATTTATATCTCAATTTGATAAATGTGAATTTGATGATTCAAAATTCCTTACTCACTTATTACACTTAGGTGATGGTGATAATAAAGTTATTACTACATGGACTGGATTGGTTGAAAACCCAGAAGCTAAAAATGGTGATAGTTCATTAATTCTTAAATTATACGAACCATTACCAACATCGGTATCAACTAATCAAAAAATTTGGATTAGTAAATTACAGGCTGAACCAATTTTTGATACAATTACTTTGATTGGCGATACTATTGATTATTGCCCACCACTACAAGGACCTAATTTTAAATTAGAAACAGATAGTGGAATCGGATATCAGATGTATGATGATTTAGTTGCAAATGGTTCAACTACATCAACTTCATTAATACAACAATATGTTAGTAAGACTGGAATTGATACTGAAAAATTAAATATACAATATGCCAGTGGTTCAGTCTATTTGTTTGAGAACTTCACACACTTCGGTTCATCTGAAGAAAGAATCAAAAACTTTTGGTATAAGATTCAATTATTAGAATCGTATCAATCAAAATATAACGAACTAACTACAAATACAGTTCAATTAGGATTTGTACTTGCTGAAGGTGGGGCTTATGATGGTTATACTATAATAACAGAAGGTTCCGATAACTTACAATTAGATGCATTATCTATAACGGCTACATCACGAATAGAATCAGCAGCTCAATTAACAAAAATAAACGATTTAATTGGAACCTTTGATGGTTTTGAAAAGTGGTTATATACTGATACACAATATAGTGATTCGTTATCATATCCAAAAAGTGGTAATGTAATTAAAGCTACATCGGATTCCGAATCAATAGCTTGGTACAATTCATCAACTACAACTGCAGCTAAGTATGATAGAAACAATGTAAACTATCTTAATAATAATCTTCCAGAATTTATTAAAGAGGATTATCAAAATGAGGACTTTATGTTGTTTATGGATATGGTAGGACAACACTACGATATTATATGGGCATATGTAAATGGATTAACTAAACTTAAATCACCTCAACATAAAGCTAACTTAGGATTCTCAAATGATTTGATGTATTCTATGTTGGAATCATTAGGTTGGGATGGCAAAAAAGCTTACGATTCACAATACCTTTGGGAATACGCATTTGGGCAATATAAAGATGGTACTCAAAAATATACACAATCATTAAAATCAGCAAACGAAGAAGTTTGGAGAAGGATATTAAATAACCTACCTTATATATTAAAACATAAAGGTACTTCTCGTTCTTTAAAAGCTGTAATGGCTTGTTATGGTATTCCAAATTCATTACTTACTATAATGGAGTTTGGTGGTCCAACTGACCCAACTGATGGTGGTACGCAAGATTTTACATTTGATGATAGGACATCTGCTATAAACTTTACCAATAGTGGTGAATCAATAAATACTCAATGGAAGGAAGTAGATGGTTCGTATCCAAATGCAGTTGAAATGACTGTAAATCTACAAACACCTGCAAACTATAACATACTAAAGGGTGCTAATAGTGTATTCTCAACTCCATTATGGAGAGTTGGTATTACTAATACAACTGGTTCATTTGGTACAATTGATTTATTTGTATCTGAAAGTTCAACCGGTAATGTACATTCATCATCAACTGAACCATTTAATATATTCAATGAAGAATA